TCGCCTGTCGTATGTAAGCAACATTCTTGTGGTGAACGACCCCAAGAATCCCGAGAACGAGGGCAAGGTGTTCCTGTTCCGCTACGGCAAGAAGATTTTTGAGAAGATTCAGAGTGCCATGAATCCCGAGTATCAGGACGAGAAGCCCCTGAATCCGTTTGACTTTTGGAGCGGAGCAGACTTCAAGTTAAAGATTCGTCAGGTAGACGGATATGTAAACTATGAGCGTAGTGAGTTTGCCGACGCTGCTCCTCTGTTCGGCGGTGATGACAAGGCTCTTGAGGAGTTGTGGAAGAAGCAGCATCCTCTCAAGGAGTTTACCGATCCGAAGAATTTCAAGTCTTACGACGAGTTGAAGGCACGACTCCACGAGGTGCTTGGTGGTGATATTCGTGCCAGTGTCAACGAGTCCGCTGCAAAGGGCGGTGCGGAGACTGCCTCTTTTGATGATGAAGACGAGACACCGCGTCCCGTGCGTAAGCCCGTGACGGCTGCTCCTGCCCCAAAGAAGGAGCAGAAGCGGGCGGTCGAGTCCGATGACGAGGTAGAGGATTCGCTCTCTTACTTTGAGAAGTTGGCTGGCGACGAGTAAGCCACCTGCCTAGCAGCACGAAAAGGGCACGCTTCGGCGTGCCTTTTTCTTTTTAAAGTATGCTGCGTTCCATTGATTTCAGAGTGGCTTCGCTGTTGCGAACACGCAGATCGTCGTTGTAATTGTTTACAACAGTATTTGACTGGTTGTTTATTTGGTTTACCGATGCTCGTGTGTTGGACTGTGCCATTGCTTGTGCTTGCCCTTGTGCTGTTTGGGCTTTGGTTTCCTCTACTCCACGACGAGAGGTTTCCATCGCTGCTGCTTGTTGACCCACAGGAGTTGATGTGGTTGATGCAGGAGAGATTGAACCAGTTGTTTGTGTTGGTGTTTCTGCTGTTGATGTGTTTCCTTCTACTTTAATCAAATCACCAACAGCAGGAATAGAAGACACAAAATCGTATATTCCTTTAGGTCCAACAAGACTTGCAATCTGATCGCCTATCCATTCTCCACCAAGAGCACCAGCCATTCCACCCAAAACTGTTCCGACTGGTCCTATTGCTGTTCCCAATCCTCCACCAATAATTCCTCCAATAGCAGAACCGAATCGTTTTGATATTTCTGCTCCGATTGCTTCTTTTTTATCTTCTGGGCTAAGGTTGGGATCGTTTTTTATGCTGTAGATATTGAATGCACCAATTATTCCTTCGATTGCAGCAGTGATTGGGCCAAGAGACTTCATTCCTGAAAGAATCTTGCCCATGTTTGATTTTAAGAAAACGCTAGGATTGGCTACTGCTTCTGCAATTTGTGCCGCTTCGGTTGCAACAGACTTTCCTGCTTCTATCACAGCACTTCCAGCCGATTTTGCACCTTCCCACCCTTTGGATGCCATATTTTTTGTGCCTTCCCATGCACTACTCCACCACGATTTGCTTTCTGCTGCTGTTTTTGCGGCAGTACCAACAGCACCTTCAGCAGAACTTGCACCCATACCCAACATTGATTTTGTGCCTTGCCACGCTTTTCCTGCCAAGTTTTTTGTGCCTTGCCAAGCCTTTTTAAGACCCCAATCAGTTGCTTTATCTGATGCCCAGTCTGTGACGCTTGATAGAATTCCAGGTTGACCTTCTCCACCTCCACCCATTCCAAACATTCCAAGCAAACCGCCTCCACCGAGTAATCCTGATAGAGTTTTACCCAGACCGCCAAACAAGCCTTTTTGCTTTTCGTCTGCTTTTGCTGCTGCCGCTATATTTTTTAGTGCTTCTTCTTTTTTCTTTAAAGACTCTGTTCCTGATTTGTTGCCAATCACACCTTCTTTGATGGCTCGCACATCAGCAGCAATCTGACCAAGCACTCCAACATCGCCGCCTGCCATGCCAGCCAGTCGTCCACCTGCGGCTCCACCAAACACACTGCCAACAGTTCTTGCTCCTGGGAATGGAGGGGTTGGTGCTCCCGCAAATCCTCCACCCATTCCTCTACCCATCAGGATTCGTTCTAGTTCGTTTTGCTTTCGTCCTGCTTGAGAAATGCTTTCAATGCGTCTTCCAGCATATGCTTCAAGTTCTTCTCGTCCTGCTCGTTTTTCAGCCATATATTCGCCAAGCAATCCTCCAACCAGAGGAATTTGACGAACCACCATTTCTGGAATTGATTTTACTTTTTGTGCTAGAGATTCTTTTACAAAAGCACCAAATCCAGTTTTTTTCTGTAGAACTCCCTCAACTGGTTTAATGATTTCTGCTATCTTTTTGGTGATATCAGATTTTTCGCCAGTTGTTTTTTCAGCGGTTTCACGAATAAACTTGAGTTTGTTGTATATGTCTACTTGTTCTTTTCTGTCTTTTGAACGAACTGCTCTTTCAGATAAAGACAGGGCAGACTCAATAACTGCAAAATTTGCTGCGTTGTTGGGATCGTCTAGGTCTTGAAGCCGCTCCCTCTCGGTTCTAACCAGTTCTTCAATCTGTGAACGAACACCTTTTGCTCCACCTTTTCCTAGAACCGCCATAGACAGTTCAGTGTCACCACCAGACAGTTGACGCTGTTGTTCTAGCAGGGCTTCAAGCAGACCAATTTTTGCATCAATTTCTGTGTACGCTTTTTCTACTTCTGGTGGAAGTGGAACATCTGGTGCAGGTACAGGCGGTGTTGTTTTTGTGGAAGCAAATCGTCCACCTACTCGTGGAACCGAACCTCGCCTTCCCCTACCTGGACCTTTTTTTGCCATTTACTGATGCCCTTGCCGTTTGGCTCGTTCTTTCTCTTCTTTCAAGAATTGGATCAATAAATTTATGTATACTTCACGCTCCCAAGGTATTAGCCCCTCCACTTCTGAAAGGGAGTATTTGTGGTGCTGCATTAGTGAAAAATTAGTGTTGTAATACGCTGCCAGTGTGTTGTGGCAGAGCGTTATTGAAAAAAATCGGAGACAGACTTTACCTCCGTTTCAACTAATTTCTTGCACGATGGGCAAGTGTATTTGAAACCGTATACCAATTCTGGGGTGGTTTTCACAAATTTCATAATCTGCTCAAACTGTTCGGGCAGCAAGTTGTCCACAAAGTCGGCTAGTTCTTTTGGATCAATATCGTCCTTTCCGTACACATTGTCGCCAAAAATTACGCTCTCAATACAGTCTTTTGCTATTCCAAAAATGGCATCAATTTCATTCTTGCTGTAATCCACATCGTGCATGGACGGATACCGTAGCACCAGTGATATCTGATCGTTGATTTTTATGGTGGAATCTATAGATTCTTTTTCAACTTTCTTAACTTTGACTTCTTGTAGATTGATTCGTATTCCAGTTTTTGTTTGGCAAGTAGAGCAAGTGATCTGTGGCTTGACTTCTTCCCCCACAGACTTCATACGAATCTGTAGAAATGCGTATTCGGCATCTGCTGTGCACAGTTTTTTGGTATCTAACAGTCCGTTGGTGCACGCAGAAATAATATTACGCATGGCATCCACGATCTGATTCATGTCACCAGACTGTGCAGCAATCAGCAGTACCTTTTCTTCTTTGACTAGAAAGGGTCTATATTTTGCTACTATGCCAGATATTGGCAGAGTCATTGTATAAGACGGTAATTGCGAAGAGGTCAGTTTCAGTTTTTCCATGCTGTCTCCATTCAAATAAAGAGTGTACAGTATCTATATCATTGCTGTCCGTTTATTACTCCATTAACGGTTCCATCGCTGCCGTATCGGTTTAGTCTTCCTGTTTTTGGATTTATAGCAAACACTTGTTGTAGTGGTTGTTGTATTGGACGAAGTGCTTGTGGCAAGTTTAGACCAAAAGGAGAAACCTGTCGTTGTGCGGCAGATAGAGTAGTTGACGGTGGATTTGGAGCCAATGTAACAGCAGGAGTATATTTTCTATACGCGAGCACAATGTCTTGCGTCAATATTTCATTATCTTTTTCGTATCCAAGTATGAGTTCGCCTATTTGTTTTGGATACAGTTCTTCAATGGTTGCAGAATACACTACTTGATCTGTTTTGTCTAAAACATTGATTATGCCACTTGTGGTGTATTCGTCGTAGAAAGAGAATTTATAGTTGAATGGGTTACATATAAAGTTTAACCACTCTTCAAAAAATGCTCGTTCTTTCAGATCGCCTGATAAAATATATGTTAAAGTCAAGTCTCCAGAATAAAGAGGCTCGGTAGGGAACTGTCTTTGTGGTCCGTAGAATCTGTAGTTCTGTGTGGTTAGTGATCTTCCAGGAACAGAAGCAGAAGTACACCGTAGAGTCATTTGCTTTTGTGAAGCAGGACGATATCCAAATACTGCGGGGGTGTTGAGTACCATTTCAAAACGATTAGCGTATATCAGGCTGTCCCGATATATTTCGCCCATCATTTCATTAATGTTGGATGGAATGTATGTCATGGAGTGTTTCCTGAACGAACATATGAATTGTATGCCATACGACGAATACCCATCTTTCGCCCTTTCACAAACAGGGCAAGGTCAACATCCACCAATACATCCCAAAATTCCATAGGAATCTGTATGGGTCGCCTACGAAGTCCACTTATTACATATCGTCGGTAGCAGGGCTTGAAGAAAGCAAATCTTCTGGGCCCATTTAGACGGTCGTATGAAACTCCTAATCTAGTAAGCGACTCGTCTCCGCTCTTACGCATAGGTAGGCTGTTTTCTATGGCAGTAAACAGTTGCCGCCGCCACTTATGAGCAATATAGTGTAGATTTAGCCCTTCAAATCCGTCCTTGTGTACTTTGGTCACAATGACTAGTGGAAACACATCGTAGGCTTTGGGCGAATTCAAAAATCGTTCGTCCTGTGGTTTATATTTAAAAAATACCATCTGCCCTGCCATGAGACGGGATGGGGTGCGTAGTTCTCCGATGGTATTCAGATACTTTAGCAATTGCAGATACGATTGGTCTGTGCCTCCAAGGCCCGCAACAGTCTCTTCTAGTAGTGCTTTCAGTTCTTTTGGTTGTTCTGGTGTTATCATGTCTTGTGCCTGAACAGATCGTCTTCGGTAAGCACTCGGAACTCCCATCCACGCGACTCTGCTGCTGTTTTAGCCGCTGCCCATTTAGCCTTGTTGGTGATCCATGTTTGGGCTTCGTACAGGTAGTTGCGGCTACGCTTTTTGGGTTTTTTGGGTTCCTGTGTCTGTTTTTTTGGCTTTACCTCAATCAGCATGGTTTTTACTCCGCCATTAGTGGTACGCATCTCTACAATGAAATCCACATAGTAGCGGTGCGGCTTTCGGTCAAGTGGGTTGATGTACGGTATTACCACTTCTTCTGACCCCCATCGCACCACAGTTTCACTCAGGTCACAGAATTTCATAAACCGCCGTTCCCACATGGAACGGTATATGATTTGAGTGGGATTGCCCATATACTTGGATGGGTTGGTCGGGCTAAAATATCCTTTGTAGGGCATATAGATATGTAGAAGTCCACGAGGAAAAAATAGCCAATGGCTGAATCCACACCCCAAAATCTATCGTCCAAGCCTATTGGTGCCACTAATAGACCCCAAAACTACGGTGGAATACAAAATCAAGTTGTTGGCCCTCAAAGTGGCGACAGCATAATCTCTGCACTTGAAAATACACCAAGACCACATCGTGGTTCACGAAACCAACCGTCTGTTATGAAATATCCTGATGCAATAGGTCAGTCTGAAGTTCCCCATGTCATGCAGTTCAAAATATTTTGGAGATGGGAGCGACCAGATCTTGCCAATCGACTAGACGGTATAAAGGAAGAAAGCAAGAATAATGTAGAGGCTTTACAGAACAGCCTATCTACTTTGAATACAGAATCCTCTGATTTTGCTTCCGAAGTACTTAACGATCAACGAGTTTCAAAAGTTATAGATCAAAACAATCTTCGTGGACTGTTTGAGCGTGGTGATTTAGAAGGATGGGAAGCACGATCTGTTTTGGAAGAAACTCTAAAAAGCGAACAATCAAAAGTTGACACCATTAGCAAACATCGTGCAGAACTGCTTGGAAAACTACCTCCAGATTCCGATGAGCGTTTGGCTTTGAGAAGTGGAGTAAACGAACAGTTGGCTAATTTGAATCCTCTTGAGGCGGGTGCAAAGGCAGGAGGAGTAGCAAGCCTGTTTCAAGCAGTTTCGACTTTCCGTAGTAGTACTGGAACAGTAGGATCTCGTTTAAAGAAGGCTACAATAAGCGGAGCAAAAACTGGACTAATCGTTGGAGCAGGCACAGCAGTCGCTACTGCACTGGCAAAATATACACAGGCTTCTCCTGTTTACGATCAAATGGTATCCATTTATCTGCCCATGTGTACCAAGATAAATCAAACAGATGTGTTTTCGTACAAAGAAGCAAACATGGCTGTTGCTGGTGGGTTGATGGATATTTTGGGTGGCCCAATGAAAGAATCAATGATTCAGGGAGTTCAGGGTCTTGGCACAAAGGTGGCAGACACAAAAGGATTGGGTGATGCTGTTTCTGCTTTCACAGGCACAGTAATTAATCCTCGTCTTGAAAAAATATTTCAACAAAAAGGTATTCGAACATTTACTTTTGCATGGGATTTCTATCCACGAAATCCTGTTGAGGTGGAGAACATCAAAGCAATAATTGACACTTTCAGATACCACTCACATCCCGCTATTTCCATGAGTTCTGATTCTCATAAAGACGCAACACCAGAACAAAAGCAGGCACACACTAAAATAATGCTTCGTGTTCCTGCTGAGTTTGAAGTTCGTTTCTTATCGTCAAGTCCCAATTCTGGAATTGTTGGATACAACGAAAACGAATACATTCCAAAGGTTGGGAGGTGTGTAATCACAGATATTCAAGCCGATTATACTCCAAATGGTGTATTCTCAACATTCCAAAACAATGCTCCCACTGCTGTTACTCTCATTCTTACAATGAGTGAAGTCACACAGATGACTCGTGAGCATGTGGAGGCTGGCTACTAATGTATTTCAGCAACTTTCCAGTTCTGTCGTATCCCTATCAGATTGGTGATGCTACAAAAAATATTGCCGCACGAAATATTCTTCGCAGAGTAGTCATGTCCGAAGAAACCAAAGCGTCTCGTGGTGCGTTTGTTGAATACCATATAAAGGATGGAGAGCGTCCCGAGCACATAGCAGATAGGGTTTACGGCAATCCGGAAGACCACTGGATAGTTTTATTGTCCAACGATATTATTGATCCGTATCACGATTGGTATAAGTCGTCTTCTGCAATGGAAGAATATATTTCAAACAAGTACGGTGGATTTTCTGTGTTTTTCACAGACACCAGTGACGCATTTGTATACAATACTAATCTGTTTGCGGGGTCTGTGCTTCAGCAAAGCGGAGTTTCTTCTGCCATAACAGAATACCATCCAACTCTGTGCAAGTTGGTGGTTGGCTCACCGTCTTTCACTACGGGAACTGCAACTGTTGGTCTTTCAGGCGGTAGCAGCATACAGATCAAGATTCAGCGGGTCTTGCCTTCGTATACTGCTGTAAACTATTTTAGAGCATACGGGCTTACTGCCACAACAGGACCAATAGGAGAAAATGGAACAGACGAGATTCCGTCTCTTGATCCTTTGGCTAAACAGACCAATCAGTATTCCGATTACACTCAATTAGGTGTGGTTGGCGGTGGATATCCACTAGTAGGCATTCGTACAACAAGCGGAACCACAGGATCGGTAGCATTGTGGCAAACATATATTGGCGGGTATATGGGAATTTCTGGAGATGCTGTGAATCAGTACGCAGTTTCTAATTTTACTTACGAGACAGAACGAAACGAACTTCGTAGAAAGATAAAAGTTCTGCATCCACGATATGCAGATAGTGTAAAACGAGAAATACAAAATCTGCTAAAGGTGTAAAACATGGCACAGGAAGTAGGCAGCAATCTAATCAAGGCTGGTGATTATAAACTCACCAAGTTGCTGCTTCGGTCTTCTGTGACCAGCAAAGAATTAGATATTTCTAATCTGTATTCCAAATTTGAACTGTTTGAAGACCTGTTTTCTCCGTACATGAGTGGAATGGTGTATATGAACGAATCGTTCAACGCACCAGAAATTTTACCAATCACAGGACAAGAGGTTTTGGATGTAGAATTTAAAACAGATGTGCAGAATGTGAAACCCGTCAAGAAAACTTTCAGAGTCTATAAATTGGACAAGCACAGCCCAGATCCAAACGGAAAGGGTCAAAAATACACTCTGCATCTCATAAGCGAAGGCGGCATGATAAACCATTCGCAGAGATGTGGATATGCAGTAAACGGCTCTGTGTCTAAAATGATAGAAACAATCGTGACCAAACATTTTCCTTCGCACATATGGGAAA